CGCGAAGGGCGACTGGTTCGACGCCGACGAACTGGCGCGCATCGACCGATTCTTCGGCCTGCTGTCGCATCAAAAAGGCGTCTGGGCTGGGAAGGCGTTCGAGCTGCTGCCGTGGCAGCGCGATCTGCTCGGCTCGCTGCTGTGCTGGAAGCGCGCGGACGGCACCCGCCGATTTCGCCAGGCGTACATCGAGGTGCCACGCAAGAACGGCAAGAGCACGTTGGTCGCTGGCCTCGCGCTGTGGCTGCTGCTCGCCGATCGAGAGCCGGGCGCCGAGGTCTACTGCTGCGCGAGTGCGCGCGACCAGGCTGCGATCGTGGGCGATGCCTGCCGGCAGATGGTGCAGTCGAACTCGGCGCTGGCGAAGGCGGTCGAGGTGTTTCGCAACGTGATCACCTTCGGCAACAGCAAGCTGGAGATCCTGAGCAGCGACGCCGGAACGAAGCACGGAAAGAACGCGAGCGCGGTGATCTTCGACGAGGTGCACACCTTCGCAGATCGCGACCTGTACGACGCGATGGTGACTTCGATGGGCGCGCGCCAGCAGCCGCTGATCGTGTCGATCACGACCGCGGGCCACGACCGCGAGAGCCTGTGCTGGGAACTGCATGCCTACGCCGAGAAGGTGCGCGACGGACTGATCGAGGATCACGCTTTCTACCCTGCGGTGTTTAGCGCTCCAATCGACGCAAACTGGAAGAGCCCGAAGGTGTGGCACAAGGCGAACCCGTCGCTGGGCGTCACCGTCACCGAGGCTTTCCTGCAGGGTGAGTGCGACAAGGCGAAGGAGCTGCCCGCCTACGAGACGACCTTCCGCCAGCTGTATCTGTGCCAGTGGACGGAGTCGAAGAAAGCATGGATCAGCACCGACGCCTGGGCGGCGTGCGCGTCGAGCGATGCGACCGCCGAGCGCCTCGCCGGCCGCGAGTGTTACGGCGGGCTCGATCTCTCGACCACGACCGACCTGTCGGCGCTGTCGCTGATCTTTCCGTGCGATGACGGCAGCGTGGACGTGCTGTCGTGGTCGTGGTGCCCCGAGGAGGGCATCCGCCGGCGCAGCCGCAGCGACCGTGCACCGTATGACGTGTGGGCCTCAAAGGGCTTCCTGCACCCCACGCCGGGCGCTGTGGTCGATTACGACTTCATCGCCGAGACCATCCGCCAGTGCTGCAAGCGCTTCGCGGTGAAGTCGATCGGCTTCGACCCGTGGAACGCCACGCAGCTCGCGAGCGGGCTGTACGGCGAGGGCGTGCCGATGATCGAAGTGCGCCAGGGCTACCGCACCCTCAGCGAGCCGGCGAAGAAGCTGGAGTCGCTGGTGGTGTCGCGCAAGATCCGGCACCCGAACAACCTGCTGCTGAACTGGTGCATCTCGAACGTGGTCTGCGAGTCGGACCCCGCCGGCAACCTGAAGCCCAGCAAGGCGAGCAGCACCGAACGAATCGACGCAGCCGCGGCGCTGGTGACGGCGCTAGCGACATGGCTGCACCAGAAGACCGACGCAACCGGACCAAGCGTCTACGAACAACCCGAAAGGACCATTCAATGGCTTTGATCGACATCCTGCGCAGATACCTCGGCCCTACCCCGCCGCGCTCCGACTTCGAGGACACCGTGCCGATCGGCCAGCCGACGAGCGGCAGCGTGCAGTCTTACGTCCAGTCGTACTCCTACACGGGCGAGAGCATCACGCCGGCACGCGCGCTCGAAGCGCCAACCGTGTTCGCGTGCGTGCGCCTGATCGCGTCGAGCATCAGCCGCCTCGACTGGCAGGTGCTGCGGGAAACGCCCGAGGGCAAGGTCGCGGACAGCGAGCACCCGCTCTACAACCTTCTCAACTACGAGGCGTCCGACGACATCGGCGCGATCCAGTGGCGCGAGATGGCACTCACCTCGGCGCTGCTCACGGGCAACTTCTTCGCCTACATCCACCGCGACAAGGCGGGCCGCCCGGTGGCGCTGGAGCCCCTGCGCAGCGACTACGTCGCCATGTACCGCGACGGCGACAACCAGCCCTACTACCAGGTGTGGACGGGCAAGTACACGGGCAAGAACGAAGAGAAGGCCATGCGTCGCTTCCGCGGCTACGACATGTTCCACCTCGTCGGGCCGACCACGTTCGAGGGCATGCTCGGCGTGCCCTTCATCCACCAGATGCGCGACCTGATCGGGCTGGAGCTGGAGGTCACGGAGTTTGTGACGCGCTTCTTCGCCCAGGGCGCAGTGCCCGGCGGCGTGCTGAAGATGCCGGGCCGCCTGAGCCCCGAGGCGAGCAAGCGACTGCGCGATGCGTGGCAGGCGGCGCACGGTGGCGCGAGCCGCGCCGGCCGCGTCGCCGTGCTGGAAGATGGCCTGACGTATGAACCCATCACGCAGACCGCCCGCGACAACGAGCTGATCGAGATGCGGAAGTATTGCCGCCAGCAGATCGCGGCGGCCCTCGGCGTGCCGGCGCACAAGGTCGGCGACACTGAAAGCCAGTCGTACTCCTCGAACGAGCAGGCGGATACAGAGTTCGTCAAGATGACACTCGCGGGCTGGGCGGCGCGACTGGAGCAGGAAGCCAGCCGCAAGCTGATCCAGCGCGGCGAGCCATTCTGCACGCGGGTAAATTTCGACTCGCTCCTAAGAGCAGACATGTCGACCCGGTTTGCCGCCTACGCGGTCGCCGTCACCAACGGCATCCTGACCCCGAACGAGATCCGCGCGCGCGAAGGTCTGCCGGCGGTCGAAGGCGGCGACAGCATCCGCCTGCCCATGAACACGGAAGCGCCCGGGCAGCCCGCTCCAGCGCCGAGCGAGACCGCTGCGCCTTCGGACGGCGTGCCCCCGTCTGTGGAGGTGGAGCCCGAGGCGGTCGCTCCTATCGTGGATCTCGACGCGCAGGACGAGGCTGATGCGTTCAACGCGGCCCGCGCGGCGGCGTCTGCGATGGCGGCCGTGCGTCCCGCGGTGGAGGGCGCCTTCCGTCGCCACCTCCAGCGGGTGTCGGACTACCTGCTCAAGCAGCGCACGCAGTCGAAGCTGGACAAGTGGGAACCACCCATCGACTGCATCGACGACGACCTGCGCGCAACGGTGCGCACCCTGGGCGGCCTCCTCGGCAACGAAGAGCGCGCCACGAAGGCGCTCGACGCCGCCCTGCTCCGACACTCGCGCCACCTGCGCAACGCGGTGACGGCCATCGGCACCCTGTCTGAATCGATCGACGGCTGGCGCGACCTTCCCCAATTGGCGGCCGACGAGCTGCTGGAGATGGTGCGCCTTGAAACCACACACGCACCCCTGCTGGAGACCACCAATGCCAACCCCGAAGCCTGAAACCCGCGCCCTCGGCACCCTCGCCCCAGCCGCCGACCTGAAGGTGCGCGGCTACGCCGTCGTTTGGGAACCCGCCTACGACATGGGTCGCGAGATGGAGCGGGTCGATCCCAACGCCTTCGCCCGCTCGATGGAAGAGCCCGGCGACATTGCCCTGCTCTGGAACCACGACACTGGCAAGCCCCTCGCCCGGGTGCGCGCCGGCAACCTGCGCCTGTTCACCGATGCCGCTGGCCTTGGCTTCGAGGCCACCCTCCCCGACACCGCGACGGCCCGCGAGGCGCACGCCCTGGTCGAGAGCGGCGTGGTGAGCCAGTGCAGCTTCGGCTTCATGGTGCGGGCTGAGAGGTACGAGAAGGGCGTGGACAAGCCCACGCGCGTCATCCTCGACGCCGACCTGCTGGAGATCTCGCTCGTGACGTTCCCGGCGAACAGTGCCACCAGTGTCGAGGCTCGCGAGGCGCAGGCCGAGGCGGTGCGCCGCACGATCCGGCTCCTGCCGCCGCGTTGACCCCCCGCCCTTGCATCGCGTTTTTTTGACGCGACAATGGCGGCCAATTGAATACCTGCCGCGCGTGGGTGCCCCTGCCTAGTGCATGCACACCGCCGCGCGAGACAGACCTCCGTGCAGCCCTCGTGGCGCACTGGCCTGCATGCGGACGTTGAACTGGAAGACAACGAACCGCCGGGCTAGTGCGCCTTTTTTGTCGCACCCCGGCGCTAACCGGAGACTGCGATGGAGAAGAAGAACCAACTGGATCGAAATGGCGAGGAGTACCGCGGCCTGTTCTCGCGCTACCTCGCCCGCGGGCACAACGGTCTGACCGACGTGGAGGCTCGCGCACTGAGCGAAGGCAGCGCGACGGGCGGCGCGGTTCTGTTCCCGACGACCTACTCGAACATGTTCATGGCCGAGATGGGCGACGACCGCATCGTCGGACAGGTGAGCAAGGTCTACACCTCGACGGGCACCTTCAGTGTGCCGATCATCACCCCCACCGGGTCGGCTGGCTTTAGCGTCCAGAAGAACCCCGGCGAGGCTGGCACCCTGCTAGATGCGACCGCCGGCAGCCAGACCACCGTGACCGTGCCGTCATTCACGCAGCCAGGCACGAGCAACACTGGCAGCAGCACCTCGACCTTCACCCTGAAGCGCATCAGCGTCATGGTGAAGGTGTCGCAGGAACTGCTTGAGGACTCCGCGCAGATGGGCGACGCGAGCGTCGAGAACATCATCGTGAAGCAGGCGTCGCAAGACATCAATCGCGAACTGAGCCGACAGATCCTGATCGGCAACAAGGACGACAGCGTGACCGCCGGAACGGCGAGCACCGCGGGCAGCGATGCCTGCCACGGCATTATGAACACGCTCAAGCGATACAGCCGGAGCATCACTACTACTGTCGCAGTCGGAGCAAACACCGGAGACTTTGGAACGCAGACCAGCCTGCTGGCAGTCACGCTCGGAATCTGCCAGCCGGAGCGCCTGCATCCCGCCTACTGGGAGCGAGCATCGTTTATTTTCAACTCTCGCCTGAACTTCCACAGCAGCGCAACGAGTCAGGGCGCCGGACTTGGCAATGCGACGCAGACACATGTTGCGAACATGATCACTGAGAACGAGCGCGCGCTGTTCGGTCGGCCGTACCTGTTTGCTGAGATGACCCCGTCGCTTTTCGGCACGGCCAGCTTCCTCCAGGCAGGCGATCAGATGATGATCGCCGCTGACCTGTCGCGCTACCTGCTCGCGTTCGCTGGCAACGGGATCAGCGTGACGCGACTCAACGAAACTTACGCCGCCACGAACGAAGTCGCGTTCATCGTGTCGGTTCGATGCGCTGGTGCGCTGACTGACGTGAACGCGGCATTCGGAATCCACCGCGGCTGATCGCCGCACATTGAAAGGGAACAACACCATGAAGGGCTACAAGGAACTGCGCGAGGGGAATGATTTCCGCTACCGCGCCATGCAGAACATGATCGAGGCGGCCAACGCCAACGGCGGCGACATGAGCGCCGAGGACACCGCAAAGTTCGACGCGCTCAACGCCGAGTACCGCAGCGTGCAGAGCCAGATCGAGCGCAACCATGCGCTGATGGGCCTCGCCGCGAAGGACAAGGACGCGGGCTTCATCGACGTGGGCCCGGACGCGCCCGAAGTGCGTCGCGCTCCCGCTGCTCGCGAGACCGCCCAGCGCGCGCCGCGTTTCGGCGACTTCCGCTGCAGC